CCATTACTGCATCAAAATTAAAATTATATTTAAAAGACATAAAATTTAGAAACTGTGTAAATTTTTGCGTAGATTTAGTAAAATCCCAATGTTTTAGGAATTCTTCGAAAAAGAATAACTCCTTTCTCTTCAAAATTTTTTCTGGAGATACAAAACTAATACAAGTGAATTTTTGTCCAGCAATTGCTTTATCTTCTTCTAATAAATCAACATATTTAGGATTTTTAGTTCCATTAGGATTAAATTGTCTCTCAAAACTCAAATTTTCCTTTGACATTATAATTTATTTCTATATATTTTATTTTAAGTTTTTATTGTTTATATATATATTTTTTTTCTTGATGAATTATATAAAATGCTCGGAGGATTAGGTAATGTTTTAGATATTGGCGAACTCGTCAGACGCATCGTAAAATATGTTATTGAAGGTATTATGGTCGCAATTGCAGCGTATGCTATTCCAAAGCGCTCAATGAACCTTGATGAAGTTATGCTCGTTGCATTAACTGCTGCTGCTACATTTAGTGTTTTAGATACTTATGTTCCAAGTATGGCTGGTTCTGCACGTTCCGGAGCAGGATTTGGCATGGGTGCGAATCTTGTTGGTTTCCCTCGTATGTAAATAACTAATAATCATATAATTATTAATTTAACTAATAATTATATTCCTGGATTAAAAATATCAAATGGTTTATTTTTACAAACTTTTTTAGGCCATTGTTTTGTAGAATACATAAATTTATCTATAGATACTCCTTTTAATTTTGCATTAGAGCAATTTACACAAGGAGGAATTTTTTCTTCAGTGTCATAACACATAGCAATATAACCATGTCCTTTAGGATTTATATAATTTTGACAAGTTCCAGAACCAACAACAGACATAGTAGGCATATTCAATACACTTAAATCTTTCATTTCATCACATTGTTCGGAGGTTAAATTTTCAGCATCAATTAAAAGTCCATCAAATAGTCCTTTTCTATCATCTTTGCCATTTCCATCCATACATTGTTTTACTTTATTCCAATCAGGCATTGAATCGCCTTTATTCATATTTATCATACCCCATACTTCCATGCTTGTTTTATTTTTCATATCTTTCATTACGGTCCAATAATTTGGATCACCGCCATTATCCCATGGACAAGCTTTTGAACCCACTTTAGCTGATGTTATATATACACCCTGCACGTCTCCTTTTGATACTTGTTTAAAACATTCTCCTACATCTGCACTACCTTCTGGATAACAAGTTCTCATAGATAAATGGTTACCATTGACAAATCCTTCTATATTCGCGAATTTGTTATAAAATATTAAAATTAGAATTAATAATAACAATAATATTATCATTTATATTAATTTAGATTATTTATTGAATCTTAAATTGTTGGTATAAATTCCCAATGAAGTTCACGACAAATTTTTTTCCAAATTTCATCTTGTTCTATTCTTTTTACTGGATCTTTTAGCATTGGGAAAAAAGATAAAAATCGTATTTCTCCGAGTAGTTCACACATTTTATATAATACATAATAATAATTCAAAAAATTCACTCTATCATCTGGACAATGTTTAGCATAAGGTTTCTGAATATCCATAAATAAATTACATAATGTCTCTTCTAACTGGGGTTTCATAAGAGGTGGTTTAATTCCTAATTTGTCTTTAATAAAAGGAATATGTTCATAATACTTATTATATCCTAATTTTTTTAGAATATCTTTAGCTTTTTTATTGCTCATTTGAGCTAATGTAATTCTTTCTTTCTGGTATTTGTGTAGTTTCTTTTGCTTGAAATTGAGCTAAGATTTCGCGGAAATGATTTATTCGCTTATATGCATAAAAACATACTTCCTTAGGAGGTTCTTTATAAGATGGTTTTTCATGTTCTATTAAAAAGGATACTTGGTATGCACAAGAATTGCATATCATAACTCCTTCACACTCAACAGGTATTAATTCACCATTACAATTATTACAAATTTCGTGTGATTGTATATAATCATTTACATCAAGAAATGAATCATCAATATTATTAAGATATTTCTGTGTATTAGTAACTTCATCTTTTTTTGCTTGTTGAATTTCATTTTTTTTATTAAAAAAAGAATGCAAAACTGTTGTTTTATTAATACTGCCTCCTGCTAAATTTTTTTTCTTTTCATAATAATCAAAAACATACTTAGAATTATCTAACAAATATACTTTTTTTTCTTTCTCGTATTTAAAAATAAGTTTTTTATTCTTTTTCAACTTATCATTAATATCTAATCGTTGGTCGAGTGTTATATTCTTTTTTCGTAGTTTTCTTTTTAATTTTTGGCATTGTTGTTTCAATTCAGGTATTATATTGTTCTCTATATTTTTAAATTCAGTCATTTTCTCTTGATGTTTACTATCTACAGTTACTGTTGTTTTTTTTGATCCTAGAATTTTTTTATTAGCTTTCGGTTTAAAACTGGGCATTATATATATTAAACTTGTTTATTTAATTGTTAATTTTTTTTATACAATATTCAAAACTAGAGATAGTGAATATTCAAGTTAAAATTAAATATTACTTTTCTCTCCAATCTCTAATGGACATTAAACAAGATGTCAATAATACTTTACAAATAGATGCAATTAAACTACATAAAATGGCATTTCTTTACAATGCTTTAGAAGAAGGATGGAAAATAAACAAAAAAAACGATGTTTATATATTTACAAAAAATCACGAAGGTAAAAAAGAAGTATTTTTAGACAATTATTTAAAAAAATTTTTAGAAAATAATTTTGATATTAATAAAATTATAAATCAAATGTAATATTAATATCTCACGATTTATGATGTGAGATTATAATTTATTTTTTTTGTTGTAAAGCATAAAAAATAAATAATTAATTATTAAATCAAAATTTTTTTTTCTTTAGCAATAGTATAACAATGGGAGGAGGATTAATGCAGCTCGTAGCTTATGGCGCACAAGATGTCTATCTTACAGGAAACCCTCAGATTACTTTCTGGAAGGTGACCTACCGCAGACACACTAACTTTGCTATGGAATCTATTGAACAAACTTTCAATGGACAAGCCGATTTCGGTCGCCGTGTCCAATGTACTATCTCCAGAAATGGTGATCTTGCATACCGCACCTACCTTCAAGTCACTCTCCCAGAGATTGGCCAAGAAGGATGTTGTGGAGTAGCACCTGCAACTTGTGAAAAAACTTACGCACGTTGGTTGGACTACCCTGGTGAACAATTGATTTCGATGGTTGAAGTTGAAATCGGAGGACAACGTATCGACCGTCAATATGGTGACTGGATGCACATCTGGAACCAGCTTACCTTGACTGCTGAACAAGAACGTGGTTACAATAAAATGGTTGGTCAAACTACTCAATTGACTTTCTTGATTGACCCTTCATTTGCTGATGTTGATAGTGCCTGTGCCGCAGCTGAAGTTCCAGCCGCAGTATGTGCCCCACGTAACGCACTTCCAGAAACCACGCTTTATGTTCCACTTCAATTCTGGTTTTGCCGTAATCCAGGACTTGCTTTGCCTTTGATTGCTTTGCAATACCACGAAGTTAAGATTAACTTGGAACTTCGACCATCTGATGAGGTTCTTTTTGCTGTAACTGATTTAACTAGTATGCCTGGTGGCACACAAAGCCCTGTAATTCAAACTGGTTCATCGGTAAAAGATGGCGCCGCATACCAAAAATCTTTGGTTGCTGCTTCACTTTACGTTGATTACGTTTTCCTTGATACCGATGAACGCAGACGTATGGCACAAAACCCACATGAATATCTTATCGAACAATTGCAATTCACTGGAGATGAATCTGTAGGTTCCTCATCGAATAAGATTAAACTTAACTTTAATCACCCATGTAAAGAATTGGTCTTTGTTGTGCAACCAGACAAAAACGTTGACTACTGTCAATCATTTTTGAAAGACCGTGATTTGAATGCAGCACTTGGCGCCCAGCCATTTAATTACACGGATGCCCTTGATGCTCTTATTAATCATTTTGGTGCATTCTCTGGCTATGAACAACTTACTAGTGGTCAAACTGGAGCAGGAAATGGTAGTTTCATTACATCCCGCGGTCTCTTCCAAGACCCCGGTGCTGATGGCATGTTTGACCCTAACGGATATGACCAATGGGGAGAAGTCAATACCAACGCCGGTTCAGATAGTAATTGCTCTGTTCCAGCATTGTCGGTTCCATTCCCTATCAGTCCAATTGGTGATTCTATGGTATCGGATGCTGGTGCATTCGTTCTTGCTGAAACTTCACTTAACATGCATTGTTGGGGTCAAAATCCAGTCGTTACTGCCAAACTTCAACTTAACGGACAAGACCGCTTCTCTGAACGTGAAGGAACTTACTTCGATTTGGTGCAACCATACCAACATCACACCAGAAACCCCGATACTGGAATTAACGTTTATTCGTTCGCTTTAAGGCCAGAAGAGCACCAACCTTCGGGAACATGTAATTTCTCTAGAATCGATAATGCTACCTTACAATTGGTTCTTTCCACGAATGCTATCGGTGGAGACGAAACAGCCAAAGTCCGAGTATACGCTACCAACTACAATGTCCTTCGCGTCATGAGTGGTATGGGTGGAAAACTTTTATACAATAGTTTTGAACTAATGAGTTTCTTTATCTCTGCTGTCCTTAAATACAATTAATAACTTTATAAAATTATAATCATTTTCGAATAGAAAATTATTATAAAATATTACTATATATGGAATTAGCGCAAATTTTGATAATCATTCTTATTTTAGTTATAATATACATGTTGCTACAAAAACCCCGAAGACCAAGACAAAATCGCGTTGTATATTTATCTGACCCATATGTAAATTATGGTGTTGGACAAGGACCGTTATGGTGGGGAGCCCGACCTGGTAGGAGACGATGGGGTAGAAGAAGATTTTGGTTTTAATTATAATTTCTCAATAGATATTATAATGAAAACAGAAACTCTTATAATAATAGCAGCACTTCTCATTATTATATATCTTCTATTTAGAAATATTAGCTATACAACCCCTACTGCCCCCGTAGTAATTAGATCACCAACATTTCTAACTCCTCCACCTTTAGGTGGCGGACCAGGACCAATGCCCTGCCCATTTCCTTTCGGATGCGGAGGTAAAGGTCGTCCAGGTAGAGGAGGTTGGTTTCCTAGACCTATTCATGGCGGTGGAGGTCATGGTGGCGGAGGTCATGGCGGTGGAGGTCATGGCGGTGGAGGTCATGGTGGCGGAGGTCATGGCGGTGCTGGAGCTGGAGGTGCTGGAGCTGGAGGAGCTGGAGCTGGAGGAGCTGGAGCTGGAGGAGCTGGAGGAGCTGGAGGAGCTGGAGCAGGAGGAGCTGGAGCAGGAGGAGCTGGAGGAGGAGGTCCAGTCATCCCAATTCCGATACCGGGAAATCCTCCAGGTGATACGGATTTAGTTCCTGAGTCAGCCGGTGGTGGAGCGGGAGGAGGTTACCCTGGTGACCCCTACTCCGCGGATGGCGCCCAGGGTCGTCGCGGAAGAGGAGGAGGTCGTCGCGGAAGAAGAGGTGCTTAAGTGGTATTAAATTCTAATCATATAAAATATTTAGATTATATATGACTAGATTAGTCCTTTTAACCGGAGAACATATAGTTGAAGGAATTG